TGAAAGTTGGAAGCCACCCAAGATCCAAGACCAGCAGTGGATCTAGCAGAACCAGAAAAACCAGCAGCTTTGGCGACGTTATACATCAACATCTTTTCCATATCGCGCTTTAGTGTTTGCGCGGCACGGGCCATGTGGTAAGCCATTTCTGACCGGGATTTCCCGGCAAAATTGACCGATTCTGAGGTTCCGCTGACAGACACAGTTTCTTTCGAAATTTGTGAATAATTCGTCAAGCGGGTGGTTTCTACGATAGCTGCTGCCGTTGAGTCATCACCTTCAGCGTGACGATTCGCGGCGGCGGCTGCGAGGGTATCCAAATGTTACCGTGGGAGTTTTTTATCTCTCACTTCTTACGGTTGCCCGCAAGTTCAGCATATATCATCATCCCTGTGGGAGTCCGGCGCTCTTGGAAACATTACCGTCCGTTCTGGACTCGTTTCTATGCGTTGAACCTTCACACCATCCCTGGTGTGCTTGGCTGCTGATTGCCCCGATGGGGTTTCCAGCAATTCACCGGATTTTCGTAAGCGCATTACTGCGCCTCAGACCAATGTTACCTAGTCTGCCATTCAAACAGAACATTATCCGCAGATTCGCGGCCACATCCTGTCAGAAATGGAGTCGTGGTAGGCGAAATGTCGTAGATAACATTTGCCAAGTTCTCGCGTACCCCGATGGCACTATGTACCTCACGGGTATTTGAAGGAACAGCCATTATTTAACTCCTAAATGAAATCCTCAAAAATCTTGGCCGCATCTCTAACGTGACCGGTGTTTTTGAGTTGGTTGCGTTTGGTTTTGAGTGCATCTCTTTGCTCTTGCGTTCTGGATGCCCCTTTTCCGGCACGGATCACCTTGGGTTTACCTTTCAGCTTTTTTGCTTTCGGGTTCGCGTTCTGCATCTGGTCGTACAGCATGGCCTTGCGTAAGATCAGAAATGAACGGTGGTCAACAAGAGAGTCGATTTCAGGCTCTTGATAGCCTTGGGTTTGGGCATACGATCTGAGTTCGTTTGCAAGCTGCCTCTGGGAGTCTGTTTCGCCCCATTCCGGTAGAGCAGCGATGAGTTTTGATTTCTCATCCTCTACTACCTTGGCCCACTTCTGTTCGTCTTCAGCCGCTGTCCTTGCCCTGACTTGTTTTGCCTTTGTCTTTAGTTCTTCAGCCTTTTCTTTGGCTTCTTGAAACTCTTGTCGTTTGGTGACGTACTCTAGGGGATCTTCCAAGCGTAACCTGTCCCAATCAATATTAAACTTCGTATTGTCTTGATTTTCGGAAAGGGCTTGCAAGTGCTGGATGTACTGTTGCCTCTCTGCCTGAATCTGTTGGAGTTGAGCGCCATACTGTTGAGTAAGATTCTCCATCTCCTTTCGTTGTTCTGAAAGAGACTGCGTTTTTTTGGTGTAGTCACTTTGGCGTAAATAGCCTTTCCTGAGTTCGTCAGCAGAGAGTTCCTGTCCATCAACTTCAAATAGGAATTCTGCTTCCTCGTCTTCGGTAACTTCATCCTCAGATTCTTCTTCGGCTTCTAGCTCTTCGCCTTCTTCCTCTGTTTCCTCTGACGCTTCAAACGGGATTTCCGCTTCTGAAGGTTCGACCTCCTCGACTTCCGGGGTTTCTTGCGAGTCCATTAGTCCGAGAATGGCCGTTTGCGCTTCCGCAATCGTGCCTGTGGGTTCTGCTTGAGTGTCCACAATTAGCTCCATGAAAAAGAGGGCCGAATGGCCCTCCCCTACATCCTTGTAGGTAGTTTTCTAAAATAGGATCTTAGAATCTCTTTGTGCTTTAGCCATCTGACCACTTGCGATAAGCGATTCAAAATGGACTTGAAGCCGTGAAAGGATCTTTAATCCTAGCCACAAGGTTTCCCTTGCATCCGTATCCTGGGCTGGTGAGTTTTCCCACCTGTCCAGAAATTCTTGTCGTAGAGTGTTAAACGCTTCTTGAACTAGAGGATCGTCAAGAATCCGTTTAGCATTATCCGCACGTTGTTCTTCGTTCATGCTGTGCGAGATTTTCTCTTCTTTTTCTTCTGTTCTTCCAAGGCGGCGAAATATGCCTCCAAACCTTCCGGGGTGTACTTGAACTTTTTGACTTTATTCCCGACTTTTAGTTTTGGCATTATCCGATTCCTACGGGTCTGTTTTGTACCGCTTCCAGTTGGAGTTCAGCAACTTTAAGCGCGTTGTCTTGCTGCATCTTCTGAGCTTCCAGTTGCAGCTTCTGTTGCTTGATCTGTGTCTCCGCTACCTTTACGTCCAGTTCGCCTTTCTTGAGTTGCATTTCGGCTTGAGCCATCTGCTCTCTAGGTCCGGGTTCTTTCCCGGTACGGCTTGGATTCGTCAAGAAGTCATCCACATTCTTAAAGCCCATGTTCTTAATCATCTCCGCGCCCAAGTTGTAGAGATTCTGTTCGTTGATAATGGACAGTCCTCCTTTCATAGCTTGGGCGGCGAACTGCATAAGACTGGAGATGTGCATAAGCTGTTGGTCGCGGTTGCTATGCCCCAACCCAACAGAAACGGTGCAATCCATCTTGTCTCGCCACATATCCGGACGGACAGGAATAAACTCGTTTCTCAGCAAGATCATACGGGCCTTGTCCTGATTCTTCTGGACAAGTTCGTAAATCATCCGCATCAGTTCTTTCACTCCCGTTTCCGCAAAGCAACGTGCAATCAGTTCTACACGCTGTTGCGCTGCGGTCATGGTCTGTGAGACTGCGCTTGCCGTAGTGTGAGAGGTAAGGGTTCCCTCGTTCAGACCTTGGGAGTATTTCGTCATCCCAGAGCGTTCCTCTCGTATGCCGTCTAGGTATTTGAGTGTTTCAAACACATACGGCTGTAACGGAGGTGTCGGCAAAGGTGTAACAGCGTTCGGGGTTTTTGTTCTGACAATTCCCCCTGGGCGACTTGATAGCAAATCGTCCAGATTCACTTGACCTTCCATGACTGCATAACGCCCGTGGTTCTGCATATACATATTGTCTAGGAGCGATCTTTGCAACGTGCTTTTCTGGAGTTGCAGCGTCATGGTCAGATCGGCCATAGACATCCCGAAGAACTTGTGCGGGATTTTTATGGGGGTCAGCGTGGCGAAAGGTATCCGATCAACAGGATCTTGGTCGAGAATCACATTCCCGGCGGTAACAACACGCAACAGTTCGGCAATACCATCATCATCTTGGTCGGACTTTAAGTAACTTTCGTAAACCCAAACCTCTTGGAGTGCTTTTTCTACTGTGTCTCGGCCAATCTGGGAGGAATCGTCAAACTCAAACCTTGCCAGCCTTTCAGAAGAGTATTCGTGGTTACTGCCACCTATTTCGTCTTCGTCAAACTCGTAACCCATCTCTCGGAGTTCCGAGAAGGTCTTACGGCTGCGGTGACAGACGAATCGCGCATCTGGAATGCTTTTTGCTTCCCGAGAGATTAAAAACTCTTCTGGCGGGACGTTTTCTATTTTGACCCTTCCTGTTACGACTTTCCGGGTGATAACTACGTCATGCGTAACTTCCAGACCTTCCGTATTTTCGGTATGTTCTAGAACTTCGACAGCTTCAGGCGAAATAAGAGCTTCCAATTCCAGATCAGTTAAATCTGTATACGTTTCCCTGTCGTTTTCGTCTGTTTCATCCCACCAGCACTTAACAATGCCATTCTTTTGGAGAAGTGCGTCCGTAAACCACGAATACAGGATCTCAAATCCTGGATTGTCTTTGGTAAAGATATGGTTCACATAGTCGGAAGCCTGTTCCGCTGAGGCAACATCCTCCGGACCTGTAGGATGGAATTCCACAATCCTGTCACCAGAGGCAAACACTCTCATAAGAGAAGGTTTAATCCACTCAACCGTATCTGCAACGGTGGTATCTACGATCTGGGAACGGCCCTCTACCTCGTTACCGAACGGAAGCCCGTAGTAATACTCCATCGCAAGTCTGCGCTGGTCAGAAACTTCATCATCAAAACCGAGAGCTTGCGTTATCTCAGCGTCTATTCTTGCTTTCAGTTCATCATCCATACGGGGTTTCCATCACAGGGCCAGCGTCAACAATGCCTCCACCTACTATTCCGTAGATCGGGTCGGATAAAAGGCCTCCGGGAAGTGACCTTGAATATTCCTCCGGGGCAGTATCAGCCCACGAAAAACTACTCGGATTTAAAAGTGCCAGTTGCTCCGGGGAGGGGGTTGTCCAGTAAGCGCGGTTTTTAGTGTCCATGCCCCTCGGGTCTATAGAAAAATAACTTTGCGAAGGGTCCAGTTCTCCGGTGGTCGGGTCGTTGTAATAACCCATATTCCAGACCTTATCTGCTTCTGGGCTGTAGTATTTGCTTGTTTTGTCTAAGATATCCGCGAAGAACTCTGAATCATTGTTGTAGTTAATGAAGCCGCCAGATCTGCCCCACGGAGAAGTGCTAAGAGTATCTCCCGTTTGGATTCCGTATGGAGTCATTTGACCCTTTGAATAAACATTGTCGAAATTTTCGGCTGCCCCAGATCCCGGCGTGGCGAACTTGGTTCCTGACATCGAAAGAGTCTCATAATCTTTATTTCTTTGATCCCAGAACGAATCCTCTGTTGCCTGGTATGCCTCCATTAGTTCCTTTCGTTCGTCAGAACCAGTCGGATGTGTACCAGCCTCTTCCAAGCGTCCCTGTTGCAAAAAGTACGGATAAGCGGTTTCTGGCAGACTGGAGTAATCGCCGTCCTCAAAAATACCAGCGGGGTCCGTCTTCAGCAGATAATCCTGTACGCTGTGAACGGCAAGATCTTCAAAATTTCCCGCGTTCCAGCTCGGTTTTCCCCATCCGCTAACGTATTCCGTTAAGTCACCCGGAGTAAGGTGTCCACCACCAAAATAGCCCACTCCCTGCGCTCCCATGATGCCGGGAAGGTGTGAATAAGGTGAGTAGCTATAAGTTAGTCCCGCTGTCGGCCTGACTTCTCTCTCGGGTCCGGGATCTTCCGGAGCGTCATATACAGGAGGCTCGGGCGGGGCATCATAATCTGGTGGCATTTCAAACTGACCCGGATATTCCGGAGGGATGAAATCCATTTCTGTTGTTGAACCACCCAGCAAACCAGGCGTAATAGGACGGGGCCACCCGGAGACACCAGCCATGTATTCATACCCCGATTCCGGCATGAAAGATGGGGCAAGGCCACCAACATAAAAATCCTTGTCCTTTAAAATTCTTCCCTGTTCGCTCATATTATTCCTAGCTGCGGGTACTTAATCTCCTTGTCCCAAATCGGGTCTTTTCCTTGTGTTGCGAATCTGAGGGACATGACTGCATAACGAGTGCTGGACATAAGATCATCCCGTAGCGGTACGATCTTTCCCTCTTTCCTGTGATACATCCTGAATTCTTCCCACCAATCTACAAGGGGAGCGAATACCTTAAATTGTTCTTTTTCCATCCTTTGCAACATATCCATAATGCCGACTTCTATGGAGTTGCCCCCCTTCTTCTCTCCCAGAGCGGGAGGGTTTTCAAAATGAAACGGGAGTAAGTTGCAGCCTAGCGTCCGATACTGCTCCGCAAGGCCCGGATTGCCCATCGAGTCTTTTCTGTGACCGTCGTGAGGCCAGACGATATTCCACGGACCTCTTGTTTTAATTGTTGCCGCATGAATATGTGGCGGGGCTTTGCTTTGTCGATAGGTGTCATAAACGTATACGCAGTCTTCGTCCCTGTCCCATGCTACCCATACGACAGCCGTAGGGTGATCCCACCCGAAATCTATCGCGGCTATGCGGGGCCAAGACTCAGGTATGGAAAAGGGTTCTACAATCAGTTCAGATTCATTCACCGGGAAGACAAGACCACTTCCGATAGAGGGTCTGCCGTTCTTCCGCATCTCCCTCTCATGGGGAGAGTAAGCAGAGAGAATCTGGGCCATAATGTTTTCGTCCAAATGCCCCGGATTACCATTCTTAGTGGTTATCCTTTCGGACGCATCATCCCAAGTAGCATTGTCTAACGACTGTCCGGGCTGGAGGTTGTTCATAAACCCCGCAACTGTCTCCGTCATCCCCTGCTCTGGGGTGAAGGTCATATACACCATCCCCCGTCTATCTAAAGTACGAGTGACGGCTTGGGAATAAAGCTCTCTACTCGGCTCCTCATCTAGCCAAATGCAGTCCACCGACCTTCCTTGCCATTTCTCCACCCCCATCTCATAGGCTTTAAAAAAGAGAGAAGAATTTCCCCCAGATTTATGTTTTACAAGTACGACGGATTTGGCGTTTGGGACTCCGGGTTTTCTTTCGCTTTTTACTAAACAGTCTTTCGGGATAGAACCTGTACCCCATGCCTCTGGGTCATCCGGAGAGCCTAAAAGTTCTGCCTGTACGATATCCCTAGTGGTTTCGTTACTTACTCCACCACACCACGCGGTTATCGGACGTTTATAAACTCTCCCCTTCCACCAGTCCGGATATATGCCGGTAAGGTGGTAGGCCATCTCCATAGCACCACAGTAGGATTTTCCAATCCGGTTAGCAGCCATAAGTAACCGTTGGTTAGCTTGGCTTCCTGTCTCATGGAATCTCTGCTGGTAGGGATAAGGGTCGTAAGCGTAAAGCCGCTCAAACCTCTCCCGATTTTTTATAACCCTCGCTATTTCTACCGCTCTATTTACTTCTGCGAGGTTCACTGCAACCGTCGATCCCCTATTAGGTCATTTAATTCAGCTACAAGCTCTTCCGTAGACTTGTCATCATAAGTAACGGTCTGTTCCACCCTGTCCGTAGGCTTGTAACCGGCACGATCCAGAATATCTTTGTTCGCCTGTAATTTGACCGTTTCCGACTCTGCATTGTTTGCCAGATCCACCAGGTTTTTAACAGACGTTGCCGCATGATGCGCTATCGCCACCCTCGTTTCCTGGTCTATTTCAGCAGACAACTGCTTCCGCAATTTAGGCCCATTTACCTCTGCCGTAGCTGCCGAATAACCAGCCATAATCGCTGATTTTTTAGCGTTCCCCGTCATAACGTAGAACTCTACAAACTTCTGCTGTTTTTCTGTTCTGATCATATTAGCAATCAATTATAAAGGGTATTTTTCCCCCCCAGTGAGTGGGCAGGACATATGTGCGTATTTATTTTTGGGAAAGGGGGTCGCCCCCCCCTGCCCGGATACGCGAATCGGACCCCTACCGGGGTCATTTACGGGGTCAACGCCCTGTTTATCCTTATATACCAGTGTCTGTGGCTCCCGGTAGAGGAGTCATCAGGATATTGTTATCCCAGGAGTCAGCTGCATAACCCTTGCCTGGTGAGGTCTGGACAACGTGTGTGTGCGTGTGAGGGACATCATTTACACGACTTGCCCTCGTTTCAACTGAACACCGTTCACCGTATCGCTTGCGCCTTATGTATTCCTCTCTATGTGTCTTCTTATATATAAGGATAGAACACTAGATTGGTCTGTATTTAACCTTATCTTTCCGGGCGAAAAAATTAACAATCCTGATGTATTTAATCTGTCGGTTATATTGTGCAGTCGCTCTGATTTCGGTAATATTGTCACACGTTAAACACAGCGCGGAGGCTGTAATGACTACAAACCATCCAAGGATCTTTTCTAACGAAACCTCTCAAGTCACTGAGTATTTGGCGAAGAGCCAACATACCGGCGGCGGGTGTTGGG